AGAAATCACGGAGTATCACCTGCGAATATTCGTAGAATTGTTAGGAATGAAACTTGGACACATTTGTTAGTGGGTGAGTTTGATAAATACCAATAATGAAAGAAGAAGGAAAGAACTATTGTGATATATCTAAACTATCAGTCCGACCGATTTCTAAATCGGTAGCAAAAGATATCATAATCAACAACCATTATAGTGGGTTGTGGACAAAGGTATCATACGCATTGGGATTATACGTTGAAGATGAATCACATCAGTTCTTTGGTTCAACAGATAAGTTGATTGGAGTTGCATGTTATGGTGACCCAATTGGTAGATTAACAGGACAATCCATATCAGAAACGTTAGATAGAACTGAAGTATTAGAATTGGTTCGGTTGTTTGTTTTTGATGGGTATGGTTCAAATATTGAGAGTTGGTTCTTATCCCAAACATTTGATTGGTTGAGAACAAACGCTCCAAAAGTAAAAGCACTCATATCCTACTCAGACCCAAAAGAAGGGCATGCTGGAACAATCTACCAGGCAACTAATTGGATTTATCAGGGTAACAAACTCAGATTCAACGATAGTTGGAGTTTTAAGTTTGAAGAAGATGGGAGGTGGATACATGGTAAAACCATATTCCCACAATACAAAACAAACGACCCTAAGAAAATACAAGAGCAGGTAAATAAACCCTTTTGGATTCGTAAAGAACCAAGAAAACACAGATACGTTTACATATTGGCTAAAGGTGGTGAACGTAGAAAACTATTGAAGAATTTAAAGCACCCATCGTTCCCATATCCAAAGGGAAGTGAGGATGTTGAGATGGAAGTACATAAATTAGAACCAATTGAAAGAGGACGGTAAAATATATTGTGATGTATCTAAAGTGCATGTAGCACCAATAGCAAAATCAATTGCTAAGGATATCATCGTTAAGAAGCACTACACTCACGCTTGGACTGCGTGTAGGTACGCATTGGGAATCTACTACAAAACTGATGGTGATTCATTTCAGTTTGGAGAAGATAAACTCATTGGATGTGCAATATATGGATTCCCCGTTGGAGCAAGAGCAGCAACCTCTGTTTGTGAAGGATTAACCAAAGATAATGCATTAGAATTAACCAGGTTGTACATTGATGATGGGTATGGTTCAAACATCGAATCATATGCAATGGGGCAAACGTTCAAATGGTTAAAGGATAATGATAAGAACATTAAGTTGTTGATATCATATGCTGATGCGGGACAAGAACACTTAGGTAAGATTTATCAGGCAACTAATTGGATTTATCAAGGGCTATCAACCGATATCGCACTAATGCCAAACTATGGTATCTCACTTACAAAAGACCCATATAATTGGATTCATAGTAGAACGGTATATTCGCTTTGGGGTAGTTCCAATTTAGACCATCTTAAAAATGAAATCGGTAAAGAGGGACATAGTGAATTTTGGAGAAGAATGGAGCCGCCAAAGCACAGATACATCCAACTATTACCACAAAACAAAAAAGAGAAGAAAGATTTGATAAAACGATTGAAGCATGAAATCAAACCATATCCAAAGAATACGGATGATTTCAATACAGAGGTTGTGAATCATAAAACTACTTATGTGGCTGAGAATACTGAAAGTTTTTGGTAAAGAATAGAACTAATGAAAATAAGAATTTCAACTCGTGTGGTATTCATCACTAAAAGATATGTACTAAAGATACCCATTGACCGCAGGGGGTGGTTACAAGGTATCAATGAACGTAAGTTGTGGAGTAAATACCAATCAACTAATCTTGTTCCAACTCTTTGGGGGTTGGGTGGGATTGTATGTCAACCCAAAGCAAGTAAACCATCGGCCTTCCGAACGCGTGATGTTAAGAGGATTAAAGGGGAGATACCAGAACTAAACGTTACAAACTGTGATTTACACAACATCGATAATTGGGGCACATATGAAGGTAGACTTGTACTTGTTGATTATGGAATAACGGAAGAGATTTCAAAGATGTACTGATGAATAAAGTATTAGTTCTAAATTCAGATTACACCCCATTGAACGTAACAAACATGCGGCGCGGATTCATTCTTGTAATGAAGGGTAAAGCTGAGATTGTGAAAGAGGATGTAAATAAAATCGTAACAACGATTGGTGAATTCGCAAAACCAATAATCATACGATTACTCAATTATATCGGATATCGGAATAAGGGTATAAAAGTGAATCGTAAGAGAATTATGAAGCGTGATGGATATGCGTGTGGATATTGTAAATCCAAAAAGAATCTTACAATAGACCACATCATTCCAAAATCCAGAGGTGGTAAAAACACTTGGGATAATTTGGTAACGTGTTGTAATCGATGTAATACAATTAAGGATAACAAAACACCAAATGAAGCGGGTATGACCTTAAAGGTTAAACCATACCAACCATCCATATTCTCATCAGTAATATCAGATGAGGTAGAGGTTGAATGGTCTTTGTACAAAAAAAGTTTCCAATAAATTTGGTGGATTGGAAAATATTCCTTATATTAGTAGTATAAGAGATAAAATGTATGTATCCGGTAGAAAAAGTAAGATGTAAACAATGTGGCAAAAACAAACCAGCTAACAATTATCAATGGGTTAGTCGTGGAACTAAGAAAGGTAAGATGCAGGAGAACTTAGTTCTCAATAGTAAAACCTGTAGAGGGTGTACCACACAAAACGCCAAAGTTCTTTATAAGTTGAAGAAACACCACCCTAAACCCACAGATTGTAAATGTGAATCTTGTGGTAAAGTAACCGATAGATTACACTTAGACCATAACCACCAAACAGATAAGTTTAGAGGTTGGTTGTGTAGTGAGTGTAATGTTGGGCTGGGTAAGATTGGTGATGATATTCAATCAGTAGTGAAAATACTAAAGTATCTAACCAAAACCAAAACCGATGAAGAGAAATCAAAAATACTTAAAGATATAGAAAAGGCAATATGAATTTTTGGGATAGTGTAGATTATAACAATGCTAGAAAGGTGTTGGTGATACCTAATATCACCAATTCTTCTAATATTGAGAAAGATTCATTCATTGATGTGATTCATAACCACATTAAAGGATTGGAGAAGTATGGTGAATACTATTGGCATGTTTTAGTACCAAAAGGTAAGGTTACTAAGAAACTAAACCTGCCAAATGTAAAACAACATCAGATTGATATTCCAGGTGATATGATGAACCAACGCTCATTCCCATCTGATAATTTAATCAAACTTCTAAAGGATATTGATTATGATGTAATCTATTCACATCTACCAGATTGGCCTCAAGTTGGTAGATACAAAAATGATATCAACACTAAGATAGTTGGATACTGCCATTGGTGGGAAATGAAATCCTGTAATGGTGTAGACCGTAGACCTGGTAAAGCAAAGTGGTTGTGGTTACCCATCGAACTATTGGGTATATCTCAGATGGAAACCTGCTATCTAAATACGCAAGACCAGAAGAATAGAGTGTTAGAGGAGGCGAGAGAAACATTCAATGAAGAGTTTGTTCAGAAGTTGGATGATATTCTCACTGTTTGGAACTTAGGGTTGGAAGAATCCAAAATAGTATCCGAACCAAAACCAGAAAAGGAAAAGGTAATCGTATTCAACCACCGAGCGGCTGCATACAAAGGGTATCCTAAATTTATGGAGTTGATGGAAGAATATCGTGAACAACGGCAGGATTTCAAAGTTTGGATTCCACAATTAAACGGTAAACCACCACATGGTTGGGTGGATAATACGAAAGTACCAAAGTACGAATACTATAAGAGATTGCAGGATTGTACAGTTGGTGTACAGATGCGGCAAACCAATTATGGTTGGAGTGTAAGTGGTACTGATTGTATGATGAATGGAACTCCAATGATTTGGCAGGAATCCGATTGTTATTACGAAATAGACCCGAATGGTATGTTCTTCAAATACAAAAAAGAATTCTTTGAGTATTTGGATAGAATGTTGGATGATGAATCATTCAGAAAAGAGCAGGAATTGAAATCAGTAGACAGAGCAAAACAACTATCAAAAAATGAAGGGGTAATGCTTGGAGAACTACATAAAAAGTTGTATATTTAACTCATGTATCAGAACGCATATTATGAAAAAGAAGGGGGTATCATCCATTGTTGGGATGATGAGAAAGGTTATTTCACTAAGAAGTATCGTAACTATGCTTATGTGAGAGATGGGAATGGTTCGCATGAATCCATTCATGGTGAGAGATTAAAGAAAATCAATTATTGGAACAAAGAGGATAATCTGAAGTTATACGAATCTGATGTAAATGAGATGACTCGTTTTCTGATTGATGAGTATGGTGATTCAGATGAGGTATCGACTGGGCATACTATTCTAACCTTTGATATTGAGGTTGAGATGAATAGTGGGTTGCCGGATACTGAGAAAGCGGAGAATACAATCACTTCGGTTGCATTCCACGATTCAGTAACAAATGATTACACTGTTTACGTTCTCAATGAGGGTGATGAAATAGATAAAACCATTAAGGGGGCGAAGGTACGTTCATTCAAAAATGAAGAGGCGATGTTGAGTGCATTCCTCAATAGTTGGGAAGAGATTTCACCGACTATCATTACTGGATGGAATATCGATTTCTTTGATGTTACCTATCTTTACAACCGATTGAAGCGGTTGTTCGGAACATCAGTAGCAAACCGACTATCACCAATCAAAAAGGTACATTGGAACAAATATCGTAAACGTTACATTATTGCGGGTGTATCTGCGTTGGATTACATCGCATTGTTTAAGAACTTCACATATACTGAGTACCCAAACTATCGATTGGACACCATCGCTCAGATGGAGTTGGGTAGAGGTAAGATTGAATATGAGGGAAACCTCGACCAATTGTTCAGAGATGATATTGAGAAATTCATCGAATACAACTTAGTAGATGTGGAGTTGGTTGTGGAGATGGATAAGAAACTTCAGTTTATCGAATTGGCTAGAGCAATCTGTCATGCAGGTCACGTATTTTATGAGGATTTCTTATTTTCATCAAAGTGGTTGGAGGGTGCTATTTTGACATTCCTAAGAAGGAGTGGTAGGATTGCACCCAACAAACCCGCTCGTAAACAAAAAAATGCAGATGGTTCTGATGGTGAAGGTAAATTCACTGGTGCATATGTAAAAGAACCGAATCCTGGTTTGTATAAGTGGGTTTACGATTTGGATTTAACATCACTATACCCATCCATCATTATGAGTATCAACATCTCACCTGAAACTAAAATGGGTAAGGTTAAAGGATATACTGCTGAATCTCATATGAAGGGTACAATGGGTTCATATAGTATCGTTGATAACAATGGTGGTGAATCAAAACCATTACCAAAAGAACAATTTGATAATTTCATTAAGAAGATGGAGTTATCAGTTGCATCAAATGGTGTTTTGTATCGACAGGATAAGATTGGGGTAATTCCTGAGATTTTGAATGTGTGGTTTGATAAGAGGGTTGAGTACAAAGACCTGATGAAGAAGTATGGTAAGGAGGGTAACGATGAATTGTATAAGTTCTACTCTCAGCGCCAGTTAGTGCAGAAGATTATGTTGAACTCACTCTATGGAGTATTGGGACTTCCATCGTTCCGATTCTATGATGTGGATAATGCAGAGGCGGTTACGTTAACGGGTCAGACAGTAATTAAGACTACTGAGATGATTGCTAACCAATACTACATTAAGAACATTGGTAAAGATGCTGACTACAATGTGTACACCGATACTGATTCTGTATTCTATCAGGCAGGTCCGCTTGTTAAGGCTAGAAATCCAAATATCAATATGGAATCCGATGAAGAAATGATTCCTGCAATTCTATCTGTGGCTAAAGAGGTTCAAGACCATATTAATATGGTGTATGATACTATGGCTAAGAAGATGTTCAACATCGATTCACATCGATTTGATATTAAGCAGGAAACTATCGCTAAGGGTGGGTTTTGGGTATCGAAGAAAAGATATGCTCAATGGATTATCAACGATAATACCGTAAATTGTGATAAGTTGGATGTGAAGGGATTGGATGTGAAACGTAGTTCGTTCCCAACTTACTTCAAAGAGGTGATGAGTACTGTATTGATGGATATTCTAAAGGATGAACCAAAGGATGATATCGATGATAAGATTCTAAAGTACAAAGATGGTATGACCGACCAATACTTTATTGATATCGCAAAGAACTCAGCAGTGAAGGATATGAGTAAGTACACATTTAAGAATCAAGCATTGGGGGAGTTTATGAAAGGAACACCAGCGCACGTTAAAGCAGCACTTACTTACAACCAACTACTGAAGTATTATGATGCACCATACAAATATGAACCAATGAAAGATGGTGATAAGATTAAATGGGTGTATTTGAAAAGTAACCCATTAGGATTGGATTCGGTTGGATTGACTGGATACAATGACCCTAAAGAGATTTTGGATTTAGTACAACAGTACATTGATTATGATTTGATTTGGCAGAAGGAATTGGAGAATAAACTCGATGATTTCTACAAAGCAATGAATTGGGAGAAGCCAAATCCAAACTTAGCAAAAGCATCACAATTTTTTGGATTTTAATTTGGAAGTTCCAAAATAATTTCGTATATTAGTATCACTAAACAATAAATAATTTAACAACGTCTTATGAAAAAAGCAAGTATTGAGAGTTTCATCAATCGATACAATCTCGGTGGTGAAGTTGAATCAGTAAAGATTACATCTTCTGATTCTGAAATGAATGTTAGTTTTATCTCAGATGATAAAACTCTGCTTGGTGAAGTAACTTCGAAAGAAGGTGAATTTCCGAATGGGGAATTTGGTGTTTACACCACATCACAACTAAAAGCACTATTGGGTGTATTGGAATCAAACGTAGAGGTAGCATCTACAGATTCTTACATTAAGTTTTCAGATAAGGGTACATCGGTAAACTATATGTTGGCTGACCTTTCTGTTATTCCTGTGGTTCCTGATTTGAAGCAAGTTCCACCATTCAATGCTGAAATCACTTTGGATGATGAGTTTACATCTAAGTTCATCAAATCAAAAGGTGCACTGAGTGAATCAGATACATTTACCTTTAGCTGTATTGGTGGTAAGGGTGAGGTCGTATTGGGTTATTCAACAATCAACACCAACCGAATCTCTATCTCAGTAGATTGTAAGTGTGATGGTGATGTTCAACCAATCTCATTCTCAGCGAAGTATTTGAAAGAAATCCTAAATGCTAACAGAGGTTCTAAATCTGCTACATTGAAGATTTCATCGCAGGGATTATCTTACATTGAGTTTGAAACAGATACTATTACAGCAAAATACTACTTGGTAGAGATTAAATAAGGAATATATGAGTTTTTGGGATACCGAACCAGCCAAACCAGTCTTTGACTTTGAAACTCAAAAGAGAGAGCTAATCGAAAATATGGATTATCTTTCTAAGATGAGTGTTGAAGAGCAAACTCTATACAAGAAATGGGTAGAGTTACAAGAACCTTCTATGATTAGGGATAAATCACAGATTGCCGAATTGTATGATACACAATGGGCACCGAGTGATATCAATAATGTTGAACAAACCATTAAAGAAATTGAAGCATTAGAACCCTACGTTGAAATTATCGAAGATGGTAAGGATTCCACAAAGTGGGCGTATCTCAGACGAATGATTCATACTATGGGATTTACCGCAAATCCAGGTCGTAACGTTAAGATTAATGTTAAGGATAGGGTTACGGGTAAACTCTTAGGGCAAATATCATTGGCATCAGATGTAACATCAATGAAAGTTAGAGATGATTATATCGGATGGAGTAAAGATGATAAGTTTAAAAAAGGTAAACTCAACCATACCACAATCGCATCGACTATTGTTTGTACTCAACCATTGGGTTATAACTTCTTAGGAGGTAAGTTGGTTGCTATGATGACTACTGTTCCTGAAGTAAGAGAGTTTTGGAAAGAGAAGTATGGCCAAACCCTTATAGCAGTTGGAACTACATCTCTATATGGGATTCACTCTCAATACAATGGGATACCTCATTTCAAAACATTGGGCGAATCGGCAGGAAAGATTTCTATCAAACCAGATGATAAGTATTACGAACCTTGGCATCAATGGTTGAAAGAAGAAAGGTCAGAGTGGTACACCGAAGCAATCACAAATGAAAGAATCCGAAATGGAAAAAGTATGGGTGTTGCTAGTGGACCTGTGAGTGGTATCAAACAAAAGATATTAGGGCAGATTTTCAAAGAATGTGGTATCAAGCAATCTGATTACCACCACGGATTTAAGAGAGGTGTATATCTCGCTATGATGTATGAAAACGGACCTGAGTTTTTGCGTGATGAAATCGGAGAAGATGATTTGAAGATGAAGCAAAAGTTCGAAGAGGGTGTGGATTATATCAGTAAGTGGTGGAAGAAAAAAGCAATCAAACGATACACAAAACTACATTCAGAGGGTAGATTAAAGCCAGAACATTTGTTTTATATCGATGCGATTGGTATGAGTTGGGATGAAATGAAAAATAAGTACTTAAAAGAAGTCGGAAGATAATGAATAGCACAGAAAATACATTATGGGTTGAGAAGTACCGCCCAGACACATTAGAGGGTTACGTTGGTAACGAACACATTCTTGAAAAGGTAAAGATTTACATTGAGAATGAAGATGTTCCCCATCTTCTATTGTACGGACAAGCGGGTACTGGTAAAACCACATTGGCTAAAATCATCACTAATCAGATTGATTGTGATGTGATGTACATCAACGCATCGGATGAAAACAATGTTGATACGGTAAGGGATAAGATTAGAGGATTCGCATCTTCTATGGGATTCCGTAAGTGGAAAGTGATTATTTTGGATGAGGCGGACTACTTGACACCAAACGCTCAAGCAGCACTTCGTAATCTGATGGAAACGTTCTCTCGAACAACCAGATTCATTTTGACGTGTAATTATGTTGAGAAAATCATCGACCCAATTCAAAGTAGATGTCAGACATTCGGAATCACTCCACCATCTAAGAAAGAAGTTGCGATTCGCTTGAAAGAAATCTTAGATATTGAGGGAGTGAATTATGAGATGGGTGATTTGGCTATTTTGGTGAATAGTGGGTATCCTGATATTCGTAGAGTTCTAAACGCAGGACAGCGGCAAGTTATTGGTGGTGAGTTGAAGATTGATAAAACATCTACAATTCAGGCAAACTATATGGATGAGGTATTGACCGTACTCAAATCAGATGGTAATGTGAAGGAGTTGTTCCTAAAAACCAGACAGATTATTGCAGATTCTAAAGTGAAGGATTTCACACCATTCTACAGATTCTTATATGATAATGTGGAAGATTTCGCAAATGGAAAGGTAGGTAACACCATACTTAAAATTGCAGATGCACAATACAAAGATGCATCGGTTGTAGATAAGGAAATCAACATCGTAGCTATGTTGTTGGAAATTTTAATTGATATAAAAGGATAATTTGTTATGGCAAAAGGTAAAAGTAAAGTAGTAGGAATGGGTGGTCAGAAACCACCACAAGCACAAATGCAGTTAGACCCAACTAAGTTGGATACTGTTCGTTGTGAGAATTGTGAAAGTATCTTCTTCGAAGAAGTTACAATGTTCAAAGAAGTACCAGCGGTACAATCACCAAATGGGCAAAAATCAATGTTACCAATTCCAGTCGTTCGTTGCGCTGAGTGTGGTAATGTATCTGAGAAATTCTTACCTAAAGAGTTGTTACCTTAATGGCTAAGAAGAGTGATACTGGAGTAAAGGCCAAAACCATATTCGAACATTTGAGTGGTATAAAGGAGAAAAAGGTTGCTTGGGAATCTCTATCTGAGATGGATAAGAAATCGTTTACTCCTTTTATCATCAATAGGTGGTTGAGTATGAATTTGGACTTATTACCAATCGTTAACGTTCTTCAGAAATACACCATCGGATTACTCTCAGCGAGAGATGTCTACAAAGTTTATTTGGACTTCCTACCAAAGCAAAAAACATTTGATAAGTACATCAAAGGTAAGAAAGAGGATAAGTACAATAAAGATTTGTTAGTACACCTTTCAAAGTGGTATGGTGTATCTCAGAGGGAGGTTATTGATTATTTGGAAATTCTACCAAAAGAAGAGGTTATTACAATATTGATGAAATATGGTTTAACCGATAAAGAAGCAAAAAAGTTACTGAAATGAGTGAAGTATTAAGAGAATCAAAAACCAAAGTAGTTCACAGAGGTGAACGTGTGGTTACAACAACAAAAGAAGAAACTGCAGTACAATACTGTGAACGAATGTATCCTGAAACCACAAATGAGTTCAAAGTGATTTTGGATGAGATGTACGATACATTTTGTAAGAAGCAACGGAACTATGGGCCAGGTAACATTTCGGTGGGAACTGATTTGAAAACCGATGATGATAAGAAGTTATCATTGACGGGGTTGTGGTTCAGAATCAACGATAAGGTTCAACGTTTGAAGCAATTGGTTGTATTGGGACAGCCAGATGAAGTGGGTGAATCCGTACAAGATACATATCAGGATTTGAGTGTGTATGGTGTGATTGCTCAGATTGTTCAACGTGGGAAGTGGGCTAAGTGATGAGACTAGCATTTGTTAACATTTGGGGGCAGTTATACTTGCTACCTTACATTAAAGTAACACATGATAGACAGCTCAATGGTGATTTAGAGTTTATTATTGGTTGGTTAAAATGGGAGATGGTAATCGGATATTAATCGATTAAGTTATGAGGATTTGGCATATATCAGATACACACACTTATCATAGGTTGTTGGAAGTTCCAACTGATATTGATATGGTGATTTTTAGTGGGGATTGTTCTAATCCAAGAGACCCGTATCCTAATGAAGTTGAAGTAAGGGGTTTTATTGATTGGTATCGTACACTAAAGATTCCGTATAAGATATTTGTTGCTGGAAATCACGACACTTCTATTGAAAACAAATTCGTAACCAAAGAGGATTTTGAAAGACACAAAATTATCTATTTGGAAAATGAAAGTATTACCATTGAAGGATTAAAAATCTTCGGTTCACCTCATACTCCAACATTTGGATTTGGATGGGCTTTCAACAAAGATAGAACTAAGTTAGAAAGATTTTGGAGAAAAGCCATTGATGAAGATGTTGATATTGTAATCACCCACGGACCCCCAAAAGGTATCTTAGATTTATCTTTGGATAGGAGTGGTAATATAGAACGGTGTGGTGATAAATCTCTTCTGAATAGAGTAATGGAAGTAAATCCAAAGTTGTGTTTATTTGGACACATCCACAATCATCGAGATATCATCAATCAAGGAACAATGAAGTTGAGTGGATTGGGTACAACGTTCTCTAATGGTTCAGTAGTGAAGGATGGTAGTTTTGGTAAATTAACTTCAAACGGAAATGTATTAGAAATATGAATTGGCAAGAGTATTTTAGAAATATAGTACATCAGGTCAAACTAAAATCTAAGGATGAACGTACTCAGATTGGTGCACTTATAGTTGGAGTAGATAACGAAATTGTATCAACTGGGTACAACTCATTCCCCAGAGGTATTGTTGATTCTCGACCAGAACGACAAGAACGACCTGAGAAATACTATTGGTTTGAACACGCCGAACGTAATGCAATCTATAACGCTGCTCGAATCGGAGTATCTACAAAGGGATGTACGATGTATTTGACGTGCGGGATTCCTTGTGCTGATTGTGCAAGGGGAATCATCAATGCCGGAATTAAAACAATCTATTGTGAAAGAAGTGGTGGGGCTGTTGGAGATAAGTGGAGTGAATCAGCCATTCGTTCGATGAAGATGTTCAATGAAACCGGAGTAGAGGTAAAATTCTACTAATCGTAAAAAAATTAACCAAATTGTTTGGATATTCCAAATAATTTTCTTATATTAGTATAGTGAAAGATAGTAAGATAAATAACATATTTGCATTAGGTGTGAAAGAACCACAACCTGATGATACGAGAGTATCTTACTCTCAATATACAATGTACGCAAACTGCCCTAAACAGTGGAAACTGAATTATATGGATGGTCATCGTACATTCGACCCATCACTACATTTAGTGTTTGGTACAGCAATGCACGAAACTCTTCAAAGTTGGTTGGATGTGTTGTACAACAAATCTCCTAAAGAAGCATCTGAGATGGATTTGGGTAAAATGTTGTATGATGGTATGGTGGATGAGTATAAGAAGATGCGTGAACAAACGGGTATAGATTTCAGTACACCTTCTGAGATGGAAGAATTCTTAGAAGATGGTATTGAGATTCTAAACTTTGTTACGAAAAATCGATTAGATTACTTCAACACACGCCATATGAGGTTGTTAGCTATCGAATTACCCATATATGCTAAAGCTATGGAATCTCACAATGTACATATGATGGGATTCTTAGATTTGGTGTTTGAGGATATGTATGAAAACAAACTTCAGATTTGGGATATCAAAACATCTACATTAGGTTGGAATAAGTGGCAGAAGGCTGATAAAACCAAAACTGCTCAGTTGGTTCTTTATAAGAAGTTCCTATCTGAACAATATGGGTATCCACTTGATAACATCAGTACAAAATACTTTATCGTAAAACGTAAGTTGAATGAGGGTATGATGTTCGCTCAGAAGCGAGTTCAGGAGTTTACACCAGCTAGTGGAAAACCAACATTGAATAAAATTACTAAAAGTTTCGAAGATTTTATCAGAAACTCATTTAATGAAGATGGTAGTTACAGAATTGATTCTGAGTTCCCAGCTATGGCTGGTAAGAACAATAAGAATTGTAAGTACTGTCCATTCAAAAATGATTACGATAAATGTCCGAAAGAAAATAGACATAAAGTATGAGAAAGTTAATTTTATTGATTCCGTTTGTGGTAGGTTTTACATCAACCTCAGAATACCACACAGAAAGACCAATTATTAAACTTCAACCTAAAGAAATTGAGATTGAAGAGGTCGTACCTAAACCAGATTTGGTTGAGGTAAAGAGTGTGGTGGATTTAGCTCCATTAATTGAAGCTATGATTTGGGTTGAAAGTAGAGATAATGATTCGGCTTACAACAAACGAGAAGATGCTGTTGGGTGTTTACAGATTCGACCAATTATGTTAAGAGAGTGTAATCGAATCTTAGAACTCCAAAACGTAGAGAAACGATATACTCTGGAAGATAGATGGAGCCGAACAAAATCGGTTCAGATATTTTATGTAGTAAATAATTATCATCACGAAAACGCAACATATGAAGAAATCGCAAGGGCATGGAATGGTGGTCCGAACTGGGCTCAAAAGGGTGGTACAAAAAGATATTGGAACAAAGTACAAAGGCAACTCAAAAAACAATCTAAGAAAGATGAACGTAGCGATAATAGGTTCACCGAAATATGAAAATGTTAGAAAACTAAGAGAATTTTTATTCACCATCAAAAATAGGTTGGGGACTGATGTTAACATCATAACCAGAGGAAATAAAGATGGTACTGAACGATATGTTAGGAAGTACGCATTAGAATTCGGTTTAAGATATACAGAATATAATCCGGCTCATACGAGTCGGAATTTGTATAGTGGTATGACTGATGATTACTATGATAAACCATTTCATCCAACCCAAACACTACACCAATATGATTGTGTAGTAAAACACGCTGATAAGATATTCTACTTTGGTGGAATTAAAGCATCAGAGCAAAAACACTTTGAAAAATTGTTACAACGATTTGGAAAACGTGTTACATATATGAATTAATTAAACTGAGTTAAATACTTATATACAAAGGAAAAAAAGTTATGACCGAACAGAGAAAAAAACCTCTGATACTTTTACTATCAGATGATTTAAGGTTACATAGTGGTATCGCCACAATGTCAAAAGAGCTGGTACTACATACAGCTCATAAATTCGATTGGTTGCAAGTAGGTGCGGCCGTAAAGCATCCCGATGAGGGAAAGTTTTTTGATGTATCGGATGATATCAATAAAGAAGCAGGTATCACAGATGCAAGTGTTAGAATCATACCATCGAGTGGTTATGGTAATCAACAGATGCTTAGGCAGATAATCACTACTGAAAACCCAGATGCAATCCTACACTTCACCGACCCTCGCTTTTGGGGATGGTTGTATTCTATGGAAGATGAGATTCGTAGACACATTCCAATTTTCTACTATAACATTTGGGATGATTTGCCAGACCCGATGTGGAATGCACCCTTCTATGGAAGTTGTGATTTGCTGATGGGTATCTCAAAACAAACGTATGGTATCAACAAACGTGTTATGGAAAAGTTTGGTATGGCAATGGAAGATTGGCAGATTCGCTATGTACCACATGGTGTATCTGAACGATATAAACCAATCTCAAAGGATTCTGAAGAATACCAATCTGTATTGAATATGAAGAAATCATTGGGTATTGAAGATAAGAAATTTGTGGTATTATACAATAACAGAAATATTCGTAGAAAGAATCCTGGTGATGTAGTTTTGGCATATAAGGAGTTTTGTGATACTCTTACTGCTGAAGAAGCTAAAGATGTGGTGTTACTATTCCACACTCAGCAAGTAGACCCGAATGGTACTGATTTGAATGAGGTCATTAAGAACGTTTGTCCAGATTACAATGTAGTATTCACCAATAGTAAATATTCAACCGATGATTTGAATTTGGTTTACAATCTTGCTGATGTTACAATTAATATGGCATCTAATGAAGGTTTCGGATTAGCAACTTGTGAATCAGTAAATGCTGGGACACCGATTATTGTTAATGTAACTGGTGGTATGCAAGACCAATGTAACTTTACGATTGATGGTGAGTATATCACAGCAGAACAATATGTTGAGTTGGGTTCGCTACACAACAGAAAAAAGCTACCACAAAATTTAAGTTGGGGTAGTTGGGTAAATCCAATTTGGCCTACGAATCGTTCACTTCAGGGTTCACCTGCAACTCCATACATTTTTGATGATAGGTGTTCATACGAAGATGCAGCAAAAGCTCTAAGACAGTGGTATGATACTCCAGAAGAACGTAGAATTGAATGTGGATTGGAAGGTTCACACTGGATGAAATCTGAAGAAAGTGGTATGACCGCATCACAAATGGGTAATCGTTTTGTTGAATGTATGGAAACCGCACTAGAAAAATGGCAACCAATTAATGAAGTAGTATTATGGAAGATATAAAAAAGTTTTGTGTAGTAAGTTGTCCGATTTCCACTCGTAGTGGTTATGGGGCAAGAAGTAGAGATTTTGTTCGAGCTCTAATTAAATCAAAACCCGATTGGGAAATCAAAATCCTATCACAGAGATGGGGGCAAACCGCAATGGATGTTTTGGAGCCAGGTGTAGATGATGATTTATTGAGTAGAATCATCTTTCAAAAGGAGGACCGAAAGCCAAATGTTTGGATTCAGATTACTGTACCAAACGAGTTCCAACCAGTTGGAGATTATAACATTGGTGTAACTGCTGGTGTAGAAACCACAATCATGCCACCCGCGTGTTTGGAGGGGATTAATCGAATGGATAAGGTGTTAGTATCATCTGAGTTTACTAAGAAGGTGATAGAAAGTACCACATTTGATAAGAAAGACCAGCAAACAAATCAAACGGTTGGGCAATTAAAATGTACAACACCAGTTGATGTTTTATTTGAAGGTATCGATATCAACATATATGATAATAAAGCTGAATCCGAAGTGGGTATTGATGATGCACTAAAAGATGTTAAAGAACCATTTGCATTTTTGTTTGTTGGGCATTGGCTCAAAGGAGATTTTCAGCAAGATAGAAAAAACGTAGGTGGTTTGATTTGGACATTCATAAACGCATTTAAGAATAAATCAAAACAACCAGCACTAATACTAAAAACAAGTGGTGGTAGTACATCATTGGTAGATAGAGTTCGAATTCGAAAAATGATTGAAGAGATTAAATCACAATGTGATTCGGTTAGATTACCTAACATCTATTTACTCCATGCCGATTTAACCGATGAAGAAATGAACGCATTGTATAACCACCCAAAGGTTAAAGCACACGTTTCATTTACGAGAGGTGAAGGATTTGGTAGACCGTTGTTGGAAGCAACGATTAGTGGTAAACCAATGGTAGTATCAGCTTGGTCGGGCCATACGGATTTCTTAAATTCTGAAATGGTAACTTTGGTTGGGGGTAATCTAACAAAAGTACACCCATCAGCAGCAGATAAGCAATTCTTATTGGAAGATGCTGAGTGGTTTGAAATAGATTATGGTATTGCTGGTGGTGTTATGAAGGATATGTTCGATAATTATAAGAAGTATTTGGAGAAGTCCAGAAAACATAGACAATACACTAAAGATAGGTTTACATTTGAACATATGGTAACCCTATTGGGGACTCAGCTTGAAGATGTTAACACTAAACCACAAACTGTTGGGTTGACATTACCAAAGTTGAAAAAGAAAGAAGAACCAACAAAAGTAGAACTACCTAAATTAAAAAAGGTAACTGAGTAATGCCAGGATACTACAATACTCATTTGAGGAAAACATCAGACCCCACTCCAATTACGAAAAGTAAGATGGAGCGGGGTATGGTGGTTAAAATTAAGTACAAAAAGGATACGGGGACAAAGTTGTATCTCGTATTTGTACTACAACCAAAATGGCCCAATACCACCGATGGTAAGTTACACGGGTTATCTTTAGATGCAGTAAGTCCATCCAAACTTCAGGAAATTTCAGAAATTTACAATGAGGTTATATCCAAATCATCAAAGGTTAAAAGATTAGATTTGGCTAAGATTCAAATTAATGAAGCATCTAAAGTGTTTTATACATCAGAAATCAAAACTGAAAAGCAATTGAAAGCAGCATATCGTACATTCAATCTATTGGATATCAAATCAATTCAAGCAGTAAACTACGATTGGGGTAAATACGATAAGATATCGGATAGAGATACGAGAAGAAGGAAGATGGAAGAAGAAGCGGAACTCAGAAGATTGGAAGCTGAACAAAAGAAAAATCGTAACTAACTGAGTATCAATACGTTGGCTATGATAGTGGAGCAAGAATAAAAAAAGAAGGATAATGTTTGTTTAAATGAACAATTTTTCGTATATTTGTTTTAATATAGATACATTATGAAAATTAGTTACGCAGTTACAGTATGTAATGAGTTTGTAGAAATACAAAAACTCATCCCCTTTCTTTTAGAGAATAAGAGGGGTGGTGATGAAGTTGTGGTTTTATTCGATTCTAAGAATGGAAAAAAATCTGTAGAAGATTATCTAAGAAGTAAATCAATAAATGGTGGATTTTTATGGTTTCCATATGAGTTCGATGGACACTTTGCGGACATGAAAAATAAACTCACCGAAATGTGTAGTGGTGATTACATATTTCAGATTGATGCAGATGAAATTCCACATGAAGTTCTGATGGAGAACTTACCCGCTATTCTAAAAGAGAATGCTATTGATGTAATCTTAGTACCCAGAGTAAATACGGTAGATGGGTTAACAGATGAACACATTCAAAAGTGGGGATGGAATGTAAACGAAAACGGATGGGTTAACTGGCCTGATATGCAGTATCGTATCTATAAAAACTCAGATAACATCAAATGGGTTAACAAAGTGCATGAGGTTTTAGAGGGATTCCAAACCCTATCACATTTACCAATGGCTGAGGAGTTAGCACTATACCACCCGAAGGATATTGGTAGACAAGAAAAACAAAACGCTTACTACGATACATTATGAACATATATGTAGATATTGATGATACCATTTGTTTCTATAAAGATGGGTTAGATAAATCATCATTGGGTAGAGATTACAAAAATGCTATTCCAAATTTGGATAATATAAAAAAAATTTGTATATTGTATGAACAAGGACATACGATAACTTATTGGACTGCTAGAGGTAGTGTAACTGGTATTGATTGGTATGATGTAACTAAAAATCAATTAGATGAGTGGGGGTGTAAGTATCACCATTTAAGTGTGGGGGAGAAACCACCATACGATTTACTTATATGTGATAAAACTAAACGAATAGAAGAGATATGAATAAATTCAGAGCGCCTGTATATCCAATACCACCATCATTCGATGTGCATGAGAACTTAGATTTAGAATCTACTAAAAAGTACATTCAGTATTTGAGTGGTACTGGAGCACAAATAGCAATGACTACTGCTGGAACATCTCAATACAACCTACTTTCGGTTGATGAGGTTCGGAAGTTAAATACCATCGTATCTAGTTTTGATGGAGAAAAGATATTGGGATTACCCCCATTGAGTACAAAACATTTATTAGAAGAAATAGATTGGATGAATTCTAATTTTGAACCAATGGACACTTCTCTACTAATTTTATTTCCTGAGAGATACTATGATGATGACCAGATTGTAGAGTTTTTTGAAGAAATTTGTTCAAAATCTAATTTTGATATTCTTGTGCATGGTAACATACTTAAAAAGGGAATGGGTGGTTCATATGAATACAGCAAACCCTTATTGGATAGATTATCGGAAATAGATGGGTTCATTGGTATGAAAGAAGAAGCAGGTAATCTAATGCACTCTACAACTAATATTCCATCTAATTTAGAGGTAATTGTAGCTGGTGGAAGTATGAAACGATTTTGGGCTCTTCAACCACATGGTGCTACTACTTATTTAGTTGGGGTCGGTTCATTTAATCCGGTGTGGGAAGAGATATTCTATGATGATTATTTTGATTCACAACATACACAAGCACATAAGATAATCAGAACTGTTGAAACCCCACTGTTTGATATTTTTATGAAGAATGGGTGGCACCTATCTATGAGAACAGCACTAAAACATATGGGATATATTAAATTTGATAGAAACCCGTTTAAACAGCCAACTGAAGAGCAGAAGCAACAAATTATAAATGCAGTAAATAAAGTATTATGAATAAGGATAAAGTATATATCATAGGTCCGTGTAGTTTAGAAAAGTATGAGCTATCATACGAAGTATTAGCGGCGGTTTACCCATATGTGAAAGATAAGAATTTTTATTTTAAAGGTTCTTACGATAAGGCGAATAGGAGTTCAATCACAGGTCAACGGGGACCTGGATTGGAAGAGGGCATGGAGATTTTTAAACAACTGAAGAAGGATTTTCCAGGTCTTAAAGTTACAACCGATGTACATGAAACACATCAAGTAGAAAAGATTTCTGATGTAGTGGACCTAATCCAAATTCCGGCGTTTCTATGTAGACAGACTGATTTGTTGGTTGAGTCTGCTCGACTTTCCAATGAAGTAAATATCAAAAAGGGACAGTGGATGAACCCACAAAATATGGTAAAGGGTATTGATAAGTTGAAAAATACAAACCCAGATTGTAGTGTTTGGGTTACTGAAAGAGGTTCTGCATTCGGATACTCTCAGTTTGTTGTTGATTTCTCAAGTGTTGACTTTATGAAAGAACACTTCGATAAAGTTATCTTTGATACAACACACTCAGCACAACTACCAAAACCAAACGGTAGAATGGGTGGTAATCCGACTTTAGCAGCAAGATATTTTAAGGCAACTGATATATTCAATTACGATGGTGTATTTGCAGAGGCACACCCAAACCCACCTCTTTCATATTCGGATGCTGATTCTGTATTACCTTTGGGTGAGATGGTAGATTTGTTAAAAGATGAGATAAAATGATTAAGAGATTAGAAGAAGGTGCTACTATATCAGATATGGTAGAGTTATTAAAATCAGATGGTGTATTTCTAATAAACGAATACGTTACTGGTGATTTTCTTAGCGGATTGCACGATGAAGTTTTAGATTTATGTGAATCTCAAGGCGGACACTATGAGTTCGGTAGAAACTACAGAGGGCCATCTCTTAAATCTTTCTCAACTGATAGCTATACACATAAGTTGTATGATTCCGATTGGATGCGAGCACTAGATAAAATTTATCGTGGTACTGATACTGGGTTTTGTAGTTCAATTTATGCAACATATGATTACAAAAGTGATGAGGGTTTAGCTAGAAATGGTTGGTTACATTTTGATAGAACTAATTGCTTGAAGTTTTTTGTGTATCTTACAGATGTAGATAAAACTAATGGGGCATTTAGTGTATCTCCTGGCTCCAGAAGTAAGGGTAAGGAGTTAAGAGAATCGGCATGGTCTTCTAAAGATTACGAAACTGTACTCAACCGAATTGAATTGGATTATCCCGAATTAAAGGATGAGTACCCATTTGAACCTGTAGAAGCTAAGGCGGGTACGATGATTGTATTTGATACAGATACCTTTCACAAAGGTGGTGAGTGTGAAGATGGTAAAAGTAGATTAGTAGTTAGAGCACATTGTAAATAAATAACATATTATGGTAAATCTTGAATATAATGGAGTAAAAATATCAATTTTCAATGAAAATTTGAAATACCAGAAAAACACACCAGTTCAAAACCGACTTAGTTTGGGTACATATGAACAGGAAGAAATTGTGGGGGTGCGAAATGCAATATCCGAATCGGATGTTGTTCTTGATTTAGGTTCAAGTCTTGGTGTTACCTCTTGTATTATTGCAAGTTTGATATCCGATAGTAGCAATCTTGTTGCAGTAGAAGCAAATCCCACTCTAATCGAAAACATTAAACACAATAGAGATATTAACAACTTTTTGTTTGATATCAAAAATGCACCCGTATCGTATAACAATAGAATTGTAAATTTTAACTATAATGGATTGAGTTTATCAGGTTCCATAATTAGAAAAAAACATCTTGAGGGTAATGATACTGCTTGGGGTAAGTACACATCGGTGAATATGGAGACTGTGACACCACTTGATTTGGAACGCCAATACAATAAGAAATTTACATTTTTAAGTTGTGATATCGAAGGCGAAGAATATGACCTCCTTTACTATATGTTTGACTATTTTAAGAACTTTAATGCAATGGTTGTAGAGTTTCACGAATCGTACAATGATAGTAAGTATAATAGAAAAGATATCCATCAAAAATATTTACCCCACTTCCACATAACTAATATTGGCCAAACCTCAATATTCAAGAAAAGATAAAATGAAAAACTTAGTTATTTTAGGAGAATCACATACTCGAAGTTTTGCTTATCGTAAAAACATTTTCCCATTCTTTATGGGTTCGGGAATGTATATAAATCTTGATAAATCCAATATAACAGAAGTAAACACAAAAATCAAAAAAGTATTATCAAATATTGATAAATCTGAATGTTTAACTTTTCTGTATTTGGGTGAACCAAATTGTAGATTCCCAATAAAAAAGCACTGGACACCTCATTGGGATGAGTTACATAAGGGATTGGAAGTAAAACCTTATGTTGATGAGAGGTACTTAAATGAGTGTTTAGATAACATATCTAATTTAGAATTAGAAAGTATCGATTATATTATCACACCCACAGGAGCTTATGACCCAATCCAACCAGCACTATTGTATTTTAACAATTTGCTAAAACAGAGATATGGTGATATGGTGATAGATGTATTTTCAAAAACTATTGATAGCGAACTTAGAACCAAAAATAGTTACAAAGCTAAAGATTGGAAAGCGGACCCTATACACGTTAATTCAAAAATATCTGAAGATTTTTTGGAAATTCTAAGTGATAGAAATATTATAGATGATGTTAGCTCATACAGTTCTGAAATTGATGGATATTTTGGTACTCATTTCTTACGAACTGATAGAAGTAAATTTGGTAGTTATATTATAAAAAACGATTGATATCAAAATAGATTTGGTACTTTTAATTTAAAATAAATGGGAAAAAAAATACATATTGGATTTCACAAAGCAGGCTCAACATTTCTACAGCAAATTGTTTTTCCTAAAGTACCCAATTATAAAGGTAGAAATATTAATAAGAGCACAGATAAACACACTGAATTATATTTGAATCAAAGCGTTGAAAAGGGTTGTGAAAATATATTGAATTATTATAACAAGTTTGATGACCATTTTATTTCAAATGAACTTTTTACAAAACTTAGACATAAAAAACTTTTTGAACTTTTAGAAAAATATAATTACAATGATGTTTTAGTTTTTGAACGTAATTTAGATGATTTAATTAAAAGTCGTAAAAGGCATAAGGCATCAGAATTTTTTCTTCAAAAAAAAATAGATAATGGCAATATTGATGAAGAAGTAATTAATCACTATTCCACTAAAAAATTAAGTGAGGGGATTGTAAATTTAACCGTTATAAATTTTGAAAAGTTTTTTAGTGGAGATAAAAAAGAAATAAAGAAGTTATCAGAATTTTTAGACCACGATGTCGAAGATGTTGTATTAACTAATTTAGACAAAAAAATAAACGCAAATAGAAAAACATAAAAATGAAAAGATTATGCATAATTCCTGCTCGTGGGGGAAGTAAAAGATTGCCTCGTAAGAATATACGACCATTGAATGGTAAACCATTGGTGTTCTACACCATTGATTCTGTGATAAATTCTAAAGTGTTTGATAAAGTAATATTTACATCAGATGATGATGAGATTCTGTCATTAGTATCTAAAAACTACTCATCAACAATTTTAGATGTTGTTAAGCGTCCTGATGATTTAGCAACCGATACTTCTAAAGTGATTGATACTGTGTTACACTTTATTGATGATGATTATGAGCAAATTTGGCTGACTCTACCAACTTCACCTATGAAAGTATCCGATGATTTTGTAAAAGCATCTGAGTTGTTAGATGAGGATAGCGATTCAGTTCTATCATATACTGAAATGGAGTTTCCACCAACGTTGGGATTGGTTGTTAAGGGTAACAATATTATAGAAGATTACGACCAGACTCAACCGTGGCAGAATGGTAATAGTAGAAGTCAAGACCACCCAATGGTGTACAGACCAAATGGAGCATTATATGGGTCTTGGACTTCAAAACTTAGGGAAAATAAAAATTACTATGTAGGTCAAACGAAGGGATATTTTATGCCTAGAAATCGTTCAATCGATATTGATACTCAATTTGAGTTTGATTTGGCAGAATTTATGATGAACCAATGAATTTAGAGTTACAAAATATATCCTCTTATAACTTTAACAATATCGGCTCCGTAGCTCTTGTTGGTAGTAGTGGTATTCTATTAGATATGGAATATGGTAGTTTAATTGATGAGCATGATACCATTATTAGATTTAATGCAGCACGAACTTTAGGATATGAAAAACACGTAGGTAGTCGTACAGATATTCGTATTATGAACGGCCATTGCTTTGCGGGGACATCAGACCCAAAACGATTTGAGAATCATGACCCCAACTTTATATCATCTTTGGTCGGTGAGCACTTTTTTGTTAAGGGTTACAATTGGCAAGAATTTCACAAAGGGGTATTATCAAATCTAAATAAAAACTATATAAACTTTATTTCAGAAGGTTATATCCAGTGGGGGGGTTCTTTTATAAATACCCACCCATCAGTTGGGTTTCTTGGATTACTGATAGCAGTAACATATTCAGATAAAATATCTGTTTTTGGGTTTGACCATGGTAATATAGAAAATAAAAGAAGGCATTATTGGGAAAGTGTTATTCCTGGAAATATGCACTCCTTTGATGCAGAGAAGGAGATATTCAAAGAATATGAAACCAAAAACGTAATAAAAATATACAGATAATGAACTACACAAATGATAATGGTTATGCGTTAACCTATGATGATATTCAACTCGTACCAAAATTCTCAGAAATCAAATCGAGAAAAGGAATCAACTTAAACACTAAGTTGAGTAGAAGATATGGATTACTACGACCAATTGTAGCATCACCTATGGATACAGTATGTGAATTTGATATGGCATACAAAATGGCAGAACTTGGTGGTGTGGGGTGCATTCACAGATTTATGAGTATCGAAAGGCAATGTGATATTGTGAGCAGATTGAAAGAATCATTCTACTCAGATGATTTTGGATTAGCCGAAACTTGGGGAGTAATGTACGATGATTGGCACGCTGAAGAACGTAAGATTCCAATTATGGCAGCAATCGGTGTTCAGGAAGAGGATAAGGATAGAGCTAACGCTCTCGTTAATGCGGGAGCAAATGTTCTTCTTATTGATGTAGCACATGGTGACCACCAGAATGTTTTAGATATGGTTATTTGGTGCAAGCGGATGTTATCATCTCACGTTGATATTATCGCTGGAAACATTGCAACAGCTGAAGCAGCAGAAAGATTAGAAGAAGCAGGTGCCGATGGATTGAGAGTTGGTATTGGCGGGGGTTCACTTTGTACGACCAGAGTTAAGACCGGATTCGGTGTTCCAAACGTAACATCTTTAAAAGAAGTTGATTTGGTAGCAACCACACCAGTTATGGCAGATGGTGGTATCAGAACGAGTGGTGATATTGCAAAAGCATTGGCAGTTGGTGCTGATTGTGTGATGTTAGGTTCATTATTAGCTGGAACTGATGAAGCACCTGGTCAGATTGTAGAAACACCAAATGGGCTGTATAAGAGATACAGAGGTTCTGCTTCGTTGGAAACCAAAGTAACACATGGGCAAGAAGCAAGAAATGTTGAAGGTGAATCCACTACAATCCCATATAAGGGTGGTGTTAAGTTTATCATCAATGGGCTGTTGGATGGTGTTAAATCGGCACTATCTTATGCCGGAGCAGAGAATCTCAGAGAGTACATGCCACAATATGTGATTGTAACTAATAGTGGTATTAGCGAAGCTAAACCACATCTCTTGTAAGAGATAATTTGGATATTTCCGAATAATTTCGTATATTAAGTAAAATTTACACTATGTTAAGTAAAAAAGATATATCATTCATTCAACCAAGCAGAAACAATCTGAAGTATCTGAAGTGGTCGTATGAATCAATTAGAAAGAATGGTGGTGATGAACCAACCATTTGTGTTGCTGATGATTTCAGTAATGATGGGACTTGGGAATGGTGCCAGGAAATGATGGAGACAGACCCAAACTTCAAAGCAATTCGAAACGAAGGACCGACACGTTTAGGACATACAATCTTATACGATAGATTGATTAATGAGGTAGCAACCACACCCATCGTAGGAATCTATCATGCGGATATGTATCTTTGTCCTGGCGCATTGGAATCTGTATTGGAACATATTAAACCATTAAGTGTTGTTTCATTAACTCGCATTGAACCACCACTTCATCCCGATGGGCCTGAGAAGATTCTGATGGATTTTGGTATTGAGCCGGAGGAGTTTGTGGAATTGGAAGATGATTTGTTACATCAGATTCCATCACTAAAGCAGGGTAGAACTACAGAGGGTATCTTTGCACCTTGGTTTTTGTTCAAAGAAGATTTTACATCAATTGGTGGGCACGACCCACTATTCGCACCACAATCAAAAGAGGATACTGATATCTTTAACCGATTCCATCTGAATGGGTATAAGTTTATTCAGACTTGGGATGGGTTTGTGTATCATATGACTTGTAGGGGTAGTAGATTTGCCGATGGGGCAAAGCGAAATCCAAATGGTGAAGTGTTTATGAAGAACAGAGAAACTGACGAGTGGTTAACTCAGAACCAACGTTCTACTAGAAACTTCCTTAGAAAGTGGGGACACTATTGTAAGCATGATAGTTTGATGAAACCAATTGTACCACCAAAATATAATATACAATTCAGAATATTCAATGCTAATGAAATTATCCTTAGTATGTTAGAACCGTGGTGTGATAACATCTATGTTGATATCGAACAAAGTAAAATAGATGAGTATATTCAGACGGAACAACCTAATACAGATTATGATTTGACCCAAAGAATTAACAAAGATGGGGTGGATTCTGATATAATTTTGAGGTTTGATGCAAATAAAGTTACTCAAAATTCATATAACATCATACAACAACTATCTACCATACTTGAGTCTAATGAAATTGAGGTTGGAAAGTTCGAATTGGACATATTTGAGATAACAATCAATAAGGTAAAAACTTACGAAAATTCATTAATTCGTTTGAACTAACGTATTTATATGCGTTATGATGTACTACATTTTACTTCCAGATGATGAGGATAACGGGGTTCAATACTCAACAAACGTATTGGGTGAAATCTCATTTAAAAACTTTTGGGCAGACCAGGGATTCGAAATATTTCAAAGAATGGTTCATAAGTATCCCGATACGCTGGAGCATATAAAAATTAAAGATGAAAAGAGTAAAGAATACACACCAGAAGAATTTTTGGATGTGATATCTAAGCTAAATATAATCCGTTAATTATACAAAAAAAGGAACACATGGGTAAGATTAGGATGAACGATTATGCATCCGACGAGTGGGATGATTTGGATGAACTACATGGTGGACGAGAGAAAATAAAAAGAAAAAACAATGGAAAGGCAAAAAACACGAATGAAGATGACCTTCACCAATCACAACGGCTGCCTGCCGGTTGGAGAGAGGGTGATAGTTTTATCGGTAGACGAAAAAAAGCAAGAAATTAAACTTGCTGACCCATTTGATAGAGAATGGGTTGTACCAATGGCATATGTTTTTCTTCCTGAATAATACTTATACAAAAGAACACTAAGGATTATTATGCCAGCAAAATCAAAAGCACAACAAAAGTTTATGAGTTTGGTTTACGCTCTTAAAAAGGGTGATGTAAAACCTTCAGATGTATCGCAAGATGTGAAGGATGCAGCTAAATCAATGAAAACAAAAGATGTGAAAGATTTTGTAGATACTAAGCAATCTAATTTACCTAACAAAGTTGAGGTAGCATTAGAGGAACTTATCAAAAAGATAGATGAAGAGTGGAGTGATAAGTACAAGCGGAGCATCGATTGTAATAATCCAAAGGGGTTTTCACAAAAAGCACATTGTGCTGGTAAAAAGAAAAAGTAATGGAGGAAATAAATGTTATTAAAAGTTGGTTCACGTGGAAATGAAGTAAAATTATTACAAGAATTTCTTGGGATTGGAGCAGATGGGATTTTCGGTAAGGGAACTGAGGCAGCAGTTAAAGAGTTTCAAAAAATCAACGGTCTGGTTGCTGATGGTATTGTTGGCCCTGCCACTTGGGATTGTATGGGTATCGCTACTACTGATGATTCTGAAAAAACATACGAAACGGAAAATGGTTTAATCGTAAACAGACATTTCCTTCCAGTTGGGGAATATAAATCAGGCCCAACAAATAAAGAATATTGTTTCTTACATCATACTGCTGGATGGCACAATCCATACAATTGTATAGACCAATGGGGTAGAGATTCTCGTGGTGCTGTTGCAACTGAATTTGTATTGGGTGGACCGTCGGTAAAGGGAAATGATGAATCATACGATGGTGTAATGGTTCAAGCATTTCCAGAAGGTGCATATGGATGGCACTTGGGAAAGAATGGTTCACAACACATGCATACACATTCAGTAGGTATCGAAGTATGTAACTTTGGATACGTTAAGGATGGTAAAACATATGCGGGAACCAGAGTACACGAATCACAGTTGGTTGAATTAGATAAACCATTCAGAGGATTCAAAACTTGGCACAGATATTCAGATGACCAAATCGAAGCACTCAGAAAGTGGATTCTTTGGATTGGTGAAAGAGATGGTATTGATATCAGAGCTGGATTACCAACATTGGTTAAAGAAAAAGGTGCTGATGCATTTGAATTCAATGAAGATGCATACTATGGTAGAATTAAAGGTGTGTGGACTCACACAAACACCCGCAAAGATAAATTCGATATGTTCCCACAACAGGAACTATTAGATATGTTGGCGGGGTTGTAATATGAAAGAGTTTAAGGAAATAGAGGATATCTTCGATACAGAAGAATTCAAATCACTATCGTTTTGGAAAAGGTTACGACTTAGATTGTGGATTGCATTTATGCACACCATAACAATGTTTTAAACTAAGGAGTAATTATGAAAGAATTATTGAATAGTATCACAGATACACGAATGGTGTATTTGTTGATGTCGTTAGTATTACTAACAGGGTACTTCACTCAATCTTGGGGTGTGGTGATTTTTGTAACATTTATGCTGAACGTTGGTGTGTGGACTGGGTTCTGCCCATCTAAGTGGTTCTTCGCTAAATGTGGGTTTAAGAAATCGGAACTCTAAGTGAAAGCTCTTGATGGGATATCGTTAAACGCCAAAATCTCTTTGGCAGTGGCGGGGGTTATTATGTTAACCTTCTTTGCTGTACAAACGTGTATTGTATTTGGGTTATGTGAACCAACTTTATTTCTTGCTAAGTTCGGATGGGGGTGTGTTGTATTCTTTATGCCTCCATTCTTTAAGGTTGTAAGCGAGTTTGTAAACAATATAAAGATTAGAGAAGAAAAGGTAAACTCTCAGTTGGCTGGTATCAGTCAATCTAATCTTGTTGTTACACTAACAATGGATGGGTACATCATTAAAGCAAATGATAACTTTTGTAAATTAGTTGGATGTACAGAGGGGGATATGATTAAAAAACCACATTCTGCGATGGTTACTCCCGAATACGCTAAAAGTAAAGAATACTTAGAATTTTGGGAAACCCTACGACGTGGAGAAAGTATAACTGGTGAGTTTGAGAGAGTTGCTAAGGATGGTTCAAAGAGATGGTTATATGGTAACTATACACCAATCAAAAACTCAAATGGTGAATATGATACGATACTTAAAATAGCAACTGATATTACTGCACAACATGAAGCTGAAGATATAGTTAACCAAAAGAACTCATACTTAGAACACGCTGCTAAGATTCTTAGACACGATATGCATAGTGGTATCAACACTTATATGCCACGAGGATTATCATCTCTTAGAAGAAGATTGAATGATGAAACAATCAAAGAGTTAAAAATTGAAGCACCACTTAAAATGTTAGATGAAGGGCTAAAACACACTCAGAAGGTTTATGCTGGTGTAAAAGAATTCACTAACTTAGTAAAAGAAGATGTTCAGTTGGATACAAAAGAAGTTGATTTAAGAGAAATACTGAAAAATTATTTATCATCAACATCATACTCAAAACAGGTGGTAATTGATGAATTAGTAATGATAGATGTAAACGAACCACTCTTTTGTACAGCCATTGATAATTTAATTCGTAATGGATTGAAGTATAACGATAGTGGAACGAAAACTGTTATGATATTTATGGAAGATGGTAACACATTATGTGTACAGGATAATGGTAGAGGTATGACTCAAACTGAGTTTGAGAATTTATCAAAACCATACATTAGAAAACAAGGACAGAAAGAAAGTGGTTCAGGTTTGGGATTGAATATTTGTATAGCAATTCTAAAAGAACATGGTTTTGATATAACAGCAGAAAAAACTAACCCAGGAACTAAATTAAGGATAAGGTTAAAATGAGCAATATGATTAACTCAATTTTATTGGTGGATGATGAGGATTTATTCCACTTGGTGTTTGAGGATGCGTGTAGCATCTTAGATATAACTCTTTCATTAGAGGCACTCAACTCTTCGGATGAGGCGGATAGAAAATTCAAAGAATGGTTTCCAGATGACCCTAATCACGAAAGACCAGAATGTGTTTTCGTTGATTTGAACATTATAGGTTCATCATTTGATGGTATTGAGCTGATTCGTAAAATTAATACTGATTATGGTAACGGTTGTGTTATTGGTATTATATCATCATCAGATGATACCCAAGAGATTGAGAAAGCTAAAGCAGCAGGGGCTCAATTCTGGTTAGTAAAATCGGATGATATTGAACCACGATTAGAAGAATTTAGAGAAGATTATGATGGGTATGTAAATAAAACAAATCCGTTCAAAGTATATAAATGATAAAGAAATTAGGGCATATCTTAACATATCACGATTCAGAACCAACTGAGGTTTTGCAGGGACTGATATGGCTTATATTCGCTCCCATTGTATTGGAAGCTGAGTTCTTTCCAGATTTATGGTACGTTGCTATTATTAGTGTGTTGATTGGGTATGGTACTCTACACTCGGTTGTTTATAATAGTTTACAAACCAGACGTTTATTTGCAATCGGATATAGTGGAATGGCTGTACTTTTTGTACTTATTCACTTCCTAACCAATACAATTCAATGGACTCCAATGAATTGGGGGTGGGTTGTAATCGCAATTAGTGCATTGAGTAATATCAGAAGAATCGCCCGAAAAATAGAATCTCAAAAAAGTGATAAAGAACAACAAGATATCACTAAGATGTACAGAGAAGAGTTGGAACAGAAAATTGAAAAGCTTCAGAAAGAGAATTTTGATGTGAGATTGGAACAGATACGACTGAAACAATTATTAGAAGAAAAGTAAGTTATGGATGCAAAGAAGATATGTAGAGATGAGCTGCTTAAATTAGCCAAAGAAAAGAAAATATACTTAGAGGGAAACATTCTAAAAGTATTATCGGCAAGTAAAGATGATTTGGAGTTCTCTGAATACTTGAAAGTATGTAAAAGTAGAGATACCGATTCACGGCGAAAGCGGTTATCGGTAACAAAGCAAGTTCAGAAACAAAACAAAGAGTTGGTTGCTAAGCAAAACGAAACTGATGATTTGATGGTTGAACTTCAAAACGCATTAGAGGCAGCACACAAATCGGAGCAAGAAGCAAACAAACTCAGAGAAGATGCGGAAAAATCAAAAGATAAAGCGCTTGAGGACTTAGACCTAATACAAAAGAAATCTCAGTTTGAGTTGATTGGTACAATTGTAAGAGTAGCATTATTTGTGATAATTGGTGTTGGAACATTAACCACATTAATGTATGGATTCGCTATAGTAAATGATAAAGAAACACAAATTATTGGTAGTACCTGGTCAAATATGTTTGGTATTCTACTCACCAATGCGTTTTCAATTGTAGGTACAATTATGGGTGTGAAATACGCATCCGATAAAGATTGATTAGAAATAATACCATTAATGTGGGATAATTCAATCAGTTTCTCATAAATAAAACTATTTATAGTTGAAAAAGTTTAACCCAAAATAAGTTCGTATAAGGAGTTCCAATGTTACAAAAGATTAGGAGTAATTGGATGGCTTTTAAAGATATATTCAAAGACGACAACGATATGAATGAGAAAAACGTAATTGGTTTCCTTTCGTTCGCAGTAATGGTAATATTTGCATTGGCAGATTTGGTAACTGGCTACTTCGGTAAAGACTTAGTGGTACAGGAGTTTATTTACAACTCATTCGTTATAATCACATTAGGTTCATTTGGTATTGCTGGATTAGAGAAGTTCGCAAAAAAATAAATCTATGAAAAATGAATTTGTTAGGTGATAAAATGATATTATTGAAATCAACAACGACTCAGCTCGCTATGGGTATTTCTGCGTTTTGTGGATTTATGGGTAGTTACTTTATGAATTTGACTGCCGATAATACAGAGCAGTATTTGGCAGTAGTAGCTGTGATGTTGTTAGATGGATTCTTCGGAGTAATCGCAGGAATCAAAAGAGAGGGTTTCAAAACTTACAAAGCATTAAACGTACTAAAAAACATATTTGCGTGGGAATTAATTCTCACAGTAGTTCTATCAATAGAATTAGGATTCAAGGGGACG